AGTTCCCGGGGACCAGGGTTTCTGCGTTTCTAATATTTGAGACCTAAAAGACAAAAAGTCCCTTATCTTTATGATTACTATAAGCCCTTCCCGTTGACCCATTGCCCAGTATTACCTATGAACGCAACACGACACGCAGAAATCTACGGAGTAAACACAGTCCAGATCAGTCGATGGAAGGCAGTCGGCCTTAGGGCCGGTTTTCCTTGCCCATTAGACTTCCCTGAGAAAATGCCGGAATGGTGGGAGCGATGCAGGCAGGCCGGAGAATGGACTAAAAGCTGTCCGACCAAAATCCTTGTAGCCGCCGGTAAAGTCCAAGCGGTCATCAACTCCAATTCCGGGGCAGAAAGCGCTCCGATGGATTTCAGCAAGCACGCAACCAAGTCTCGCGGATATGCCGAAACCCTTGAACTGGCGGAACGCAATGTAACTGCGGTTCAGGTCATATTTGATCAAGCCCTGTTGGACGGGAACGATACCGTCCTGATCGGATTGCAAAAGACCCTCAATGATGCCGTCGATTCCCACCGGGCATTGCTTCGGGACAGAGGAAAGATTCAAGCTGAAGCCGGTGAGACGTTGCCAAAACATGAGGTTCGGTCATCGCTGCTGGAAATGCATTCCAATATCGCTCGGCAGTTCAGGCAAGGCATCAAGGGGGTATTCCCAATGGTCGAGACCGTTACGGCATCACGCGAGGAGTGGGGTGTATTTGCTGATGAGCTTGTGGATCGGATCTGCACTAAGCTAAGTGAGTCCAAGTTTGCTGCGGAATAAATCTGAACCAAGCCATCCAATGTCCACCCGCGACTTCTTAGCCGAAACGCTCAATCAGTTTTATCAACCCCGCGAAACCCGGCCAATCGGAGAATGGGCTTACGAGAATATTACCTTGGAAGGGGCGGAAAACCGGATGTATGCTGGAACACCTTACGATGTTCGGCTGACCAGCTACAACCAAGTCGTATTTGATTTCCTGCAAGACCCAAGCGACCGGGAATTGATTATCCTCAAGAGTTCCCAAATCGGGCTTACTCTCGCCGTCTTTATCGGGCTGGCATGGACGACCAAGTATAACCCCGGAAACCTACTCTACGTCGCCAGAGATGTCCTGTCCGTGCGGGAACTCGGCAAGCAAAGACTGACCCCGATCATGTGCCAAGTTTCGCCGGAGTTTGCCGACGAGATTGGAGAAAGGGACCAAACGATTCAGGTAAAGAAGATCAATGGAGTTACCATGCGGCTTATCGGAGCGCAATCCGCGTCTGGCTTCATCAGTTTCCCGTGTAGTATTGCCGCTTTGGATGAAACGGAAGTCCACGGAGAACTGGACGAAGGCTCAACAATCGCCCTGACCCGCGCCCGATTTAAGGGGGACTCTGATTACAAAATGATTGTCTTTAGTAAGGCCCAAGACAGTCCGATTTACGAGACCGACAAAATCACCAAACGGCAAAAACTGGTCAGCGGACAAGGAACCCGGACCTGCGATGAGTTCTACAGCGGCACTCAAGAGACCCTGCACGTTCCATGCCCGCATTGCGATCATTTCCAGCCGTTGGAATGGGATCAGATGAGATTGCCGCCGGAAGCAATTATCTCGGAGCCTGGAGTTTTGCCGGTAGAATACGACAGCGAGAAAGTTCTGCGTTTAACATATTACGAATGCGTCTCTTGTCGCGGGAAGATCTTGGACTCCCACAAAAGAAAAATGGTGCCTTTAGGAAAGTGGGTTCCTGCCTCACCGGAGAAAAGGAAGGGGCCATACAAAACGGCCCATCCGAAGCGTCGTTCCGTCCAAATCTCAGATCTATATGTTAGCATCTTTGATAACGTTCAATGGGGAAAATTAATGGTCATGTGGCTTGAGGCGCAGGGGGATGACGAAAAGCTGGATGCCTTCTACAATGACTTTCTTGGTCTGCCCCGCCCAGAACGAAAATCAGCAGGCAAAGTAGAACTGGCAAAAATCGACCGCCTCATATCCGATTACCCCAGACTCCAGTGCTACGATGAGGGTAGACGCTGGCAAGGCGCACAAGTCCCGCTTACGTTCGACCCGCTCTTCATCGGAATCACCATCGACAAGCAGGACGGGTATCTGAAATACGTAATCAGCGCATTCATGGCCAATGGGGAGCCGCACATTCTGGATTACGGTGTATTGGCAAATGAAGACGACATTACCTTCCTGCTCCAGAACTTCATTGTTAAGTCAAAATCAGGCGATGACTATCGAATCTATTGCGGACTATTCGACTCTGGTTTCCGCCGGTCCAAGGTCATTGAATACTGCTGGGAGATTCGCGGCTTGATTACTTACTTTGCGCCCGCTCGTGGAGTTCAGCGGGTGCAGTCCAGGGCATCGATCTGGGTGACTGAGGACAAGAGCATCCCGAACGCGGCAGTCAGCATCGTAAACTTTGACTCTCAGGCGTGGGAAGATGACCTATACCGCCGGAGAATCATTGAGTTTGATCCGAAGAAGCCTAAACGGCGTTATCCTCGGATTCATCTACCTGTGGACGTTTGCGATGATTTTAAGTCTGAGTTATCTAATGCGCATCAGGTCGAGGAGACAGTCAAAGGACGGCAATTAGGCACTTGGATCTGGCAAAAAGCAAAGCATCACGAGCCGAACGATTACGGAGATTGTGTGAAAATGGCTTTACTTTTGTGGGTATTGCATGCCCCGGACGATACGCCGGATGAGCCGCCAGCAGAGGATTGACTCGCCCCATAGACGATGAGAGAAAGTATCATTCCTGCCATTGTCGCGTCATTTTCGCGTCGCCACACACTGGCGGAGCTTGATACCGCCATTGCCCAGCTTGCAGAGGCGTTCCTGACCTCGCAATACTCCAATATCTCCGTCCTTGGAATGTCCACCGGGCAGAATGGCGACCGGGCAGATACGATCCTCCAGACTCTTGAAGCCGCCCGCCAGATGAAGCTGGAAGCAGATCCAACAACCGGCGAAGAAGCGGCAGCAATCGCTCTGGATGCCAAGACTCCGCTCGGTGTTGGCTTTGATTTCTCTTATCGTCAGATTGAATAAGTATGTCCAAGCGCAAACGACCCAAATCACTTCCTTCGCAATCTGGCGGCATTGAGGCCCCGGTTTCCTTTGGCTACGGAAGCGGAGGTAGTTCCGGCTCTGGCTACACTGCTGCGGACCAATCGACCGGCAGAGGCTATGTTTACTTTCCTAACATAGACAGCAAGACCAACATCTCCCAATACGTCCGCACTGAAGTGGCGCGGAAGGCAAGATGGTTGGAGGCAAATGTCGGTCTCGCTCGGCACTTTGCCAATACTTTGCCGCGCATGGCAGGACCGCTTATCCCGCAACCAGCTACAGCGGATGTGGAATGGAACAAGATTGCCCTGGAGTTCTTTAACCGCACCCAGGGTAGCAGACTCGTCCACGATCAAGGCGGAATGGAAAACTTCTCCACCCGCCAAAAGACCGTCCTTAAACGCGGACTGGTCGATGGGGATTGCTTTATCGGCCTCACCACTACCACCACCGGCAACGCCCGCACTGTCTTTTACGAAGCTCCACAAATCGGCAACGGAGTAAAACAGACGACGCAGGACGGATGGTTTGATGGAGTCCAAACAGATCGATACGGGAAGAAGAAGGCTTATTGCGTCTTGGAACCGGGTAATTACAATCGCGCCGGTCAGGTTATCTCTGCCGACAAGATGCTGCATTGCGGTCGGTTTGAATCGCCTCAGTCTCCTCGCGGCCTGACCGGCTTTATCCACGCCATCAACAATATGCTGGATCTGCGGGAGATCGATAACGATACGAAGCGAGGCATCAAGGCCGGGAACATCGTTGGCTTTTACGTCACAAATCAGATCCTGAACAACATCGATGCCGCTCCTGCTGCTGGGAAATACAATACCAAGCCAGACTACCGTGCCATCAATACCGCCACCGTAGCGGACCCCAAGCCGATCAAGTTTGAAGCACTCACGGAAGGAGGAGGCGCAATGCTGACGCTCAACCAAGGGCAGGATCTCAAAACAGTCAATGATTCCCGCCCGCATCAGAACCAGATGGATTTCAAGTCCTATCTTGTTCACGATATTGCTGCCGGGTTCTCCATGCCGGTGGAATCAATGTGGTCGATCAGCGGGATTTCCGGTCCTGCCGTCCGGTTCATCATGCGGATGGCAGAAAAGACCCTGAAGGAGATGCGGTCTAATCTGATTGAGCAATTCTGCCAGCCCTATTGGACCTATGCAATTGCCCTTGCGCAGAAATCCGGTGCAATCCCATACTGCAAAGATCCGAACTGGTGGAAATGCTCATGGATCGCTCCAAGCGCTCTGACGATCGATGCCGGTCGGGATTCTAGTTCCGGCATGAAGGAGTTGCGTGAAGGCGGCACTACTTATCAAGACTGGTATGGCGAGGACGGAGATGACTGGCGCAAGCAGTTTGAGCAAAGAGGTCTTGAATTGGCTTATGGTCAAGAGATTGAAACCCGTCTTGGACTCCGCGCAGGGTCATTCTTTGGCAAGGAAGATAAGATTCCGCCGCCCGATACGGATAAGTCACAAACTGTGTCCTAAACTGTGTCCTTCCCTGAAAACATTCTGTAAAATATGATTCTTTCCTCCGCAATTCACGCAAGGGCACCATGGGCAATTATGCCGGATATGCTTACCCAGTCACTGGCTGCGTTATCTGCTGCTCGTCCGCCCAAGAAGCCAATGTATCGCAGCGATGACGACGAATGCGATATGGCGGAGGACTGGACGCTGGCGGAACGGCATAATTCTGCTCGGCTCATGATTCAGCGGGTCGGATCAAGCACTGCCGTTTTGCAGGTCCGGGGAATGATCCTAAAGGACTGTCCATTTATGTATTGGGTCTGTGGGTATGCGACTCCCCTTATCCTGCTTGATGCCGCTCTGGATATGGTTGCTGAAGGAGGGTTCACTTCCCTTATCTTGGATTTCAACAGTCCCGGCGGTTCCGTCCTCGGGTTGCAGGAGACCGCTTCCCGAATCAAGTCGCTCCAGACGCAAGGCATCCATACCACTGCTTACGCATCCACTATGTGCGCCAGTGCTGCTTATTATATAGCGTCGGCCTGCCAAGAGATCTTCGCCGCCCCTTCCGCAATCGTCGGCAGCATCGGGACTTACTCGGTTTTTATGGACTGGTCGAAGGCGGCTGAGATGTCTGGATTGAGTTACAAGGTATTTGTAGCCCGCGATGCCCCGCTTAAAGCAGCCGGGGCAGACGGAACACTGACTGAAGCCCAAGCGGATGAGATGCAAAGGCACGTGGATGAGGCAGATTCCCTGTTCCAAGCTCAACTCAAGGGATCAAGAAGGAGGCTCAATCTGGAGGAAGCATCAACTGGCGCATGGTGGGATGCCAGATCAGCACCTCGCGGAATGGTGGACGATGCTAGTTTGTTCCACAGCTTGGATGATCTTTTGGCCGTTCTTGGTGCTTGACAGTAAGGCAAATGGCATGGCAACCGCCCAAGAAACTCCCATTCCTGCTCCATCCGCTGGCCTTGTTGCCCGGATCGCCGCCCATCTTGGGCTAACTGCACCTGCTGAAGCCGTTCCGGTTGATGCTTCTATGGAACTCGCGGATCTCCAGTCCAAGTTTGATTCGCTCCAGGCCGGATTTGATGCCGCCACTCTTAATGCATTGGATCTTACCAACAAGGTAACCGCCCTGACCGGGGAACTGGAAGTCGCCAACGCAACCCTCGCCGCAATCGAAGCTCTCGTTCCTAATTCGACTACTTCCGATCCAGCCGCAGCCCTTCAAGCCGCAGTGGTTCGCCAGTCGGTCGAGATTGTTGCTGCCAGCGGATTCAAAGCTGATGAAGCCCCAGCCGTCGATGCTTCTGCTGCCGACGAAAAGATCCTTTCTCGTTCTGATTTCGCCAAACTGACTGCCCAACAACAGTCCGACTTCTCCAAATCCGGCGGAAAGCTGACCGAATAACCCCTCTCACAAAAATAAATCATGGCTAATACGCTTACCAATCTGATCCCGGTCGCTTACCGCGCTCTGGATATCGTCTCCCGCGAACTGACCGGATTGATTTCCGCCGTCAACGTGGATGCTGCTGCTGATACCATTGCCAAAGGCCAGACGATCTATTCGCCTGTTGTTCCTTCCGGCAACGCGATTGGCGATATCACCCCAGCCATGACCGTCACGGCTGCAAACGATATTACCTACGGGACCAAATCCCTTGTAATCGATAACTACAAGGTCTCCGGCTTCAACTGGACCGCTGAAGAAGAGTTCGGTATCAATACCGGCGTTCGGATGGAAAACCTGATGCGCGATCAACTCGCCCAAGAGTTCCGCAAGCACATCAACGCCATGGAATTGGCCCTCTGCACCGCCGCTAAAAACGGTGCATCCCGCGCCATCGGAACCACTGCCGGAACCGCCCCTATCTTGGCTGACTTTGCTGGTGCCAAGAAGATCCTCGACGATAACGGCGCTCCTAGTTCCGACCGTTCCGTGATCCTTGATACCACTGCCGGTGTTGCCCTTCGCGGTATCGCCAACCTGTTCAAGGTAAATGAAGCCGGTGATTCCAACCTCCTCCGCAACGGGGTGCTTGGTAACCTCTACGGATTCGATGTCCGCGAGTCTGCTGGTGTTCAGGCTGTTACTGCCGGAACCGGCGCAAGCTATACCACCACCAATGCTGGCTTTGCGGTTGGAACCACTTCCATTCCGCTGATCACCGGCACTGGCACCGTCCTTGCTGGTGACATCGTAACCTTCGCCGGAGATACCAACAAGTATGTTGTAACTTCTGGTGTCTCCGCTCCCGGAACCATCACGATTGCCGAACCCGGCCTGAAGGTTGCCATGAGTGCCGCGACCAAGGCAATGACGATCTTCGGGGCATCCACCCGCAACCTCGCCCTGAGCCGCAACGCGATCACCCTTGCCACTCGTCTGCCTAAGTTCCAAGCAAACGACCAAGCCGCCGACCGCATGGTGATCACTGACCCGAACACCGGCATCAGCTTTGAGCTTTGCATGTGGCCCGGTCAGCGTATGGTCAAATACGAAGTCGCCATCGCCTACGGGATGACGGTGATCAAGCCAGAGCATCTCGCAGTCATCATCGGCTAACCCTCTGCGGGAGGGGAGTAACCTTTAGTAAAGGGTGTAACTCCCTTCCCCCGCACCAATCGCCGCCCCGGCTCGGACTTACCGGGCCGGGGCTTTCTTGTTACCATGGACCTACTCAAAAGAGCAATCGCAAGTCGGTTTGTTGGAGCCTTGGCCATTGCGGCGGGGACGTTTACGGCTTGGTTCCCATCTGGATCAGTTGAGGTCGCAGTAAATTGCATCGGCAGCACTGCAACTAAAGACGACGCTCAGATGCCAATGGGCGGATTCCTGCACCGGCCTAAAGAAGAAGTGACGATCCACGTAAAGCTGACGGACATGCCGGGAGGAATTGCCCCAGCCATCGCCAGTCGCTTTTTTGCCGGAACGACCACAACCCGAAACGCCGCAATCTCGTATCAGGTCGAGTCCGTAAAGAATATGAGCCATCTTGCCAACTGGATTGAGATCAAGGGAAGCCGTTCTTAAACTGTGTCCTAAACTGTGTCCTGCCAGATAAAAGAAAATGGAAAATCTTCTCATCGTTCAGGAAAGTTTCTCTGAGACCGTAGGGCGCTATGTTTCGCGGGAAGTGGGGCTTGGCAAGAATCCGCGCAGGACGATGGGGCGCTTGATGGGTAACTGGGTGCTGAATGCGCTGAAGAGAACAAGGAAAGCGGATAAAGCCGCCATCCTTGAACACTGGATGAAACCATCAGCGCGAGGAAGACTTCCATCAACTAGGGCAAAACGATCCAAGCTCGCCCATGAAATGGCAGAGACGCAAGCAATTGCCTACGTTAGATTTATCAATTACGCAGGAAAAGCAAAATCCCTCTCATTCCAAGACTTACGAATCCTCGCCCGTAAATTCGTAAATGCCCGTGTTTTCTCAGCAGGGATTCACAAAGCGGGTTATATTCCAGCCCTTCGCGTATTACGACAAGCCGCCGGAGAACGCCCCCCTCGCTACAAGAATGAACCCGGAACAGAACCCAAATGGACAGAGAACGTCCATCAGATTTCAGTTGAGGTAATGAACTTCGCAAACATCATTGCAGATCTTACTCCAAACGCATTTGAGGACGGTGCCGCCGAACTTCAGGGGTTTCTGCAAACATATCTTGCCAAGGATTTAGTAGAAGGATTAAACAACGCTGGAGTAAACGCCAAATAGTATGACCTCCCCTGTCGATCAGTTACTCTCAGCAATGGAAACCTTGCTGCTCAATGGGAGCGCAACCTACAATCTCCCAGCTACGTTCCCGGCAAATAGCGCCATCCAAATCTTCCGTAGTGATGCCCCCGTTTCCGCGCCATTGCCTCTTCTGGCGCTTTGCCAAGCCGGTCCCTGCAAGGAGAGACACCTGCAAGGCTCTGGCTTGTGGGAGATACCTGTATCGGCTCGTTTGGTCTTAGATCGGAACGGAACGCTTGGCAATACAGCAGACCAGATTGAAGCGTCCATCCGCTCCTTTTCGGACGACATGGAAGCAATCCTGACCATGCCGCTCCGGCTCGACCAAAATAATGAAGCAGCCGGATTCTCCACGCCGGAACAACGCCTGACCACCTCGTTAATCCAAGTCTGGGAGATCTACGACGTATCGGTGGAAGCTGATACTGAACTTGAGGGAGACCCTGTATGTGAGGTGAAGTTCACCGCCTTCTGCTGCCACAAAGGAAAAGTAATCTGATATGCCTGCAATCTCCCCATTCCTTGTTCATGCTTCCGGTGAAGGCGTTCGTATGTCTGATGTCGGATTAAAGGGAGATGAGGACTTCCTGCTGGTTCATAGCGTCGAGGACTCGGCAGAATACGGCAACGAAATTACCCGATTCAGTATCAGCGGAGAGAAGGTTTATCATTGCCTGCAAGATCCGAAGCTGACCTTCTCGTTCGATGCCGATTGCTTGGCTTTTGAGGGTCTCGCCAACTGTCACCCAGGGCGAACCGTAACTGCCGCAAGCATCAACAATCTGATCCCGAATGCATTTGGCTGGGACGGGCCGAATCGGATCTATGTCTATCGTCGTCCTCGTCGTCGTCGGTCTGCTGCTGCCTTGGCTACGATCCAGTTTGAGATTGAGGTTCATAATGCAGTTTTCCAGCATAATTACGACAATGGGTTGAATCCGCTCCCTTACCTTGATCCGGGTCCAATTCTGATCAACTCAACTGAAGGATTCCAGCCGGTAACCAGCGTGTTTGACGCGACCATCTTTTGGCGCAGACGGGGGACGGTCGATCTCACCGGCTACTACGATCCAGCCAATCTAATGGGACTGGAGACTAGGGAATACTGCCAGTCTTGGCCGGTCGCCAATACCAAGCCCGCTAATTATGCCGCATTTATTGCCTCGGTGGATACACAAGGAAACGAAACTGGAAGCACCATTGTAGAAGTGTTTGATGTGACGACCGGAACTCATATGCTGGAAGATACGGCGGAGGGCAATCAGCTTCCGACTTTGCTCAGTAATGCACAGAATCCAATCGATACGCAGGTATTCCCGAACCCTGCCTGCCGCTGGCTTGCGGTATGGTTGCCAGCGGGCGGGACTGAACACATTAAGGGGGAATACTTTGGATCAGAGGCCGATCTCGCCGCCTTCCTTGCTGTCTATAATGGAGGGGCGGTTATTAGTGCGGAGAAAACGCTTGTCGCCCTTTACGACATGAAGAAATCAATGTGGGCTTACGGACCTTGACAGGTCCGCCATGGGAACATGGCCGCTATCTCTCCATACTACGTCCACTCGGTTAATACCGTTGACGCCCAAATCGGTCTTTCTGCTGACCTCACCGGGATGCTTATTGATTCCTGTTCTGCCTCTGCCGAACGTGATGAGGTCGAGCATCAGAACTTCGCCGCAGTTCCGACCGTCCATATCGCCCGCAGTCCAAAATACACCCTGACTTTCGGCGCAAAAGTAATGGCCCGGTCCAGTGGCAGCACCAATGCCCACCCCGGCACCGCAATTTCCCGCGCCACTATTGTTCAGTTCCGTTCCGGCACGAATCACGGATTTGATACGACTGAAGGTTGGTGGATGGTTGGCAATGTCACCCATACTCAGCCTCGCGGCGATCTGGACGAGATTAACTTCCCTGTCCGTATTGTTGGATTTGCCACCAGTGCCACCGGCACTTTGGTCGCAGCCAACCCATAAGATTTGTTTCAGTTGGTTTGGTGTTCATAGTCGGGGGCAGGTCATACGTGGCCTGCCCCTATTCGTTTCTTGACGCATCAGCATTTAGATGATCGCCGAAACTTGGATTCCGATTGATAACGACCCGCTTTTACCTGCTGCACTTGCTGCGCTTGGATTTGCGGTAAAGCCAAACGTCCACCTCCATCCCGATGCGCCAACCATGGCCGCGCATAAGGTTGTGACTTGGATGATCGCTCCTGCCTCTCAGGATGGTCTGCATGACGGCAAACAGCTTGTTCCTGCATGGACTGGCGGGCATCTGATCAAAGCCTCACCAGCGCATCCACTGATCGCCGGAATGCTTGCTCTCAAGACCCGGCAAGTGCTGACGGATTGGAAAAAAGGAATCCACGGAATGCCGCACATTGTCATCGTCACCGGCACCAAGTTTGCCCGCGCCATGCCTCCATCCGGTCGCAGCCAAAACGCCGATATTTCGCATCACCTGATTGGGGCGGTTGAGCAAATGACCCTAGACCATGCCGCCGCTGCAATTACCTGCGGGCACGGAATTACTGCCATTGCCAACCAAGGATGCTTCATCACTTCCCGTGGGGCATTCTCCATGATTACTCCAGCCGCAACCCTCGCCGCCGCTGCTGCTGCCGTAGAACGCAATCCGTCCGTATCCGCCACTGCTAAAATCGGAGACTACGGACCCGGAGACCATCCGTTCTTGTATGGTCTCGCCGCCATCCAGCAAGCCAGAGCGCTTGGAATCGTCGCCGCCCAAAAAGATCCCACAATGCACCTCAATAGCCGCAGTGGTGGCAAAGTGGCGCTTGTCTCGCAATCTATTATGGAAGGAAACTCCACCTTCAAAGAACACGTTCACAAACACCTACGCCAATGACCGAACTACCAACACTCCCAACTCTCGACTTTAGCAACGAAGAAGCCCTTCAAGCTTCCGCAGATACCCGTGCGGCAGTGGCTTTGCAGGCCGCAGATAGCCCGATGTATTTCAAAGGGATGGCGCTCAAGCTGACGATCAGCATTAAGAGCTTGTTCTTCATGCTGCAACGCTTGGATGGTATCGCTGACAACGCCGGAGACCGGCACGAACGGGATGCAGTGATCCTGCTCTATCTCGCCAGCCAGCCCGCTTCTACTTGGTCTGAGCCGCAGAAGGTTGGAAAGCATCTGCTGCAACCGTTGCGTTCCCGTCCGTCTGATTGGCTTGCGGCAATTGATGAATGGGCCGACAAGACTCTGTACTGCTCCGATATATTTGATGCCTGCATTGCGGTCGATCAACTCTGGGATCTGCATCATGCGACCCGTCCCGCCATTGATAACCCGGAGTCGGAAACGGCACTGGGAAACGGAATGCCGACCCAGCCTGGGAAATAAGGATGGTGGCGGCAATCCTTCCGATAAGCGGAGGAACAGAGAGGGAGATCCGCGAGGAGATGCCATTGGCGCGGGCCTATGCTCATTTCCATCTATCCCTGACTAAGCTGGGTCACGATGTGCAGTGGCCTGCCGTGATCTCTGCCCGCCGGAGTCTGTCCGCAACGTGGATGCAAGACATGATCAAGACTGCAACGGAAGCGCCAATCTCGGGCGTTTGCCTCCTTGACTGACCCTACTTAAAACCGATGGCAAACCGAACGTCCTCCATAACCGCAGAACTCAAGCTGTCGGGGCAAGCCGGGTTCCGATCTGGGTTACGGAGTGCCGCAGATGACGCAAGAAAACTAGGGCAGGCGTTAAGTTCTGCCGTCCCTGCGCCGGATATTGCAAAGACTCAGGCGTATCAAGACATTCAATATCGCAAGAAGAATGCTGAGAATTTAACTAAATATCTTGAGGAGCAGGAGAAAAAGCGGGCCGACGTTGCCATCAGGGAAAATAATCGCGTAGCCCTTGCCGAAAGGCGTATGCAGATGAGTGGTGGCAGGCCGGGGTTTGGGCATCTTGCCGGAACCATGTATCAAGGCGGTAAAATGGATGCCAGCCAAGCGGGTCCAAAGGGCAGAAGCAATGCCTATGGATTAGGGGTTGCCTACAATGCGGTTCAGGATATAGCCCAAGGCGGACCTTCCGCTATTGCAAACAACATCCCGCAAATCGTTGAGCTTGTCGGATCATCACCTAGCCTTAAAACTGGCGCAAAATTAGGCGGTATTGCATTGGCTGGATATATTGCGGCGGAATTATTCCAATCGGGATACGAAAACACGTTTGGGTTTGACGAGGCTATTTCAAAGCGGAACATTCAAAACAGGGCCGAAATGGACATGAAGTCCACGGGCAGTCGAACCGCTGGCGAAATGACCGGGGTTGCCCAAACGGAGAGCTTGCGTATTGCCGGTTTAGGCTCAGAGGCCGCAAGCCGTAGACTCCAAGACAAGGAGAAAGAAATCCAGCTTTCAGATGAGGCGCGGATGGCAAGGATTCAGGAGATCGAAGACCCGGCAGAACGAGCAAAGAAAGCAGCGGAAGAAGAAGCCCGCGCAGTCGAGGAGACTTACAAGAGATACCTTGAGAGAACGACTGAGTCGCACAGGGGTGCGGGAGCAGAACAAGCCGCAGCCGAGGCGAGAAAAAATGCGCTGACGGATGAAATAGAATTAATCAATAAAAAGTCCAGTGAATGGACGCAGGAGGATTTTAATCGCAAGGCTTACTTGGAAGGTCAATTGCCTGCCGCTAATGAGAATCTTGAGGCAGCAAGAAAAAAAGGAGAGGCGGCAATTGCCAATATGGGGGATGCAACCGCTGCTGGCGGGGCGGTTGAGCAGCAGAAGAAAAACATTAAGGACGGTCTAGATGCCCAACTAAAAGCAATCGCCAAGGAAAAGGAACTGGTCGAAGCGGAAGGCCGCATGAATCAGCACAACGAGCAGGTCAAATACAAGCAAATGGCCGATGAGGCCAAGCTGAAAATCAAGGAAGAAGAAGACGCTCGTCAAAAGACAAGAGATTCCCTGTCCAGTGATGAAGCGCTTTCCAATATGTCTCCTCGCAAACGAGCAAAAGCGGAAAAGGAACTGCGTAAAGCTGCGGAGATTGAGGAATTGCAAACACAAGGCAAGTTCTCCAAGAAAGAGGCAACAAGCCTAGTAGAGCGCCGCATGAAACTGGAGGAGGCAAACGATCCATCTAAACCTAAGCGCATTCGCGGAGCAGGCTACGGACGTAGTGACTCCGGTATGGGCGGGCTTGGGAGCGAAACTTACGGGGGTTTGGAGGGACTTGAATCATTGCAACCGCCATCAGGCCGGGAACGCAAGACAATTTCTGGCGCTGGCAGTAAGGACAAAGAGAAGAAGTCCGGGGTTAATGACAAGCCGGATAATCTTTATCAGGTCATGGTCAAGGGGTTTGCGGATGTAGTAAAATCCATTCGTGATACCGGGCCAAACGCAGCAGAAAGAGCAAAACCAACCAGCAGCATAAAAGGATAAACAACAATGGCTGGAGCTAATAATACTATTATACTGAAAAAGCCAGGCGGCCAACAACTGATGTCGCCTGGAATTGTGTCTGTATTAGACCCTTCTGGATTCGACACGGTTACGGCTCGATATATTGAGCAAATTACAGCAGAGGCGGTGACAAAGAAATACGCCCCCGCATCAACAGCGCCAGGATTGGCTTGTCCTGTAACAGGAGGAACAATGATTTTAATGGGAGCAAGCGATACCGCCGATCTTCCGGGCGGATGCTGTGAATACACAATTACTTGGCGCGGATTGCTGACTACGATAACAGGAAGAAACACTCAAGTCACAAAAACTCGCAGCGTAAGAGAGAGGCTTTTTGATAATATTACAGGGATTCCAAATGTAAGCGGACCAGTCAAAGCCAGACTTCTTGAATTGCAAAGCGGAATGACTGTTCGTCAAATTGTTACAGTAGAACCAAGCCCGCCAAACACCAGCGATCAAAATCAAACCGCTCCGATTACGGGGGTAACCAACCCGGCAAAGGGATACACCGTAGTCAATGCAGTAGTAACCCATTGCTACCCGCACGGCTGGATCTGCTACTCATGGCAGTCTGAGCAACCAATTCCAGGCATCTGGTTCGTGACCGCTGAATACAAGTTTGAACATCCAACCTCTTCCGGCTAAACCATGACAACCAAATTCTCATCCACTGCGGCAATCAGCATTACGCCAACCCCAGACGTATCCAGTTCCGCCACATTCGGTCTGGCCGGAAACCTTTCCGTCGAGACAAGCGCAGAGGGAGACGAGGCATTCTTCGTGCGGACGTTTTACCCGGAGTTTGTGAATTATAACTCCACTTACGGTGTCGCAGACGATTCATTTCTATTTGGAGGATTCCCTGCCTTTGAGGACAACGGAACAGGGGGCTTGGCGGAAAAGGACTGGAATGGACAAGCGCTGTCCATGGATACGCTCAAAGCCATCATGATTGAGGTAAAACCAATTCAGGCTTTCCAAGGAACTGCGGCAACCGGGACGCTGACTTTTACTTCCACTAGGCCAAATAACACCGATACCGTAGTAGTCGGAAGCAAAACCTATACGTTCAAAACCTCCATCTCCACAGCAAACGAAGTATTGATTGGGGCGACCCATGAGGAAAGCCGATTGAACCTACTTAGGGCTGTCAGTTTAACCGGAACCATCGGAACTCATTACGGAACTGGAACTACGATTAACACGGATGTCCTTATCCCGGAGATTTCCGGCACTTACGGTTTAGTATTTACCGCAGCCAGAACTGGAGCAGCAGGAAACTTGATTACAACCACTGAAATCTCGGATCATTTAAGCTGGGTGGGGGGCGCAACAACCCTGACTGGCGGCGAAGATGTCACCCAGCCCGCAGTAGAAAGAACACTGGGCGGATCGGTCAAAATTACCCTTGGATCTGCTCTTCTACCCGGTGCTGGATCAAGCCTAATTTACGAAGTCTCCACACCGTCGCTTCTGACCCTTGCCGTTCCCGCCGGATGGACTCCTGATATTGGCGGATCAATCACCGTAACATTTAACAGCACCGGCCCCGCCCCCCTCACCGACAAAGACGTTAACGCAGTTGTCACCGTCGCCCTTATTGGCTCATCCACTTAATTCGCATGGACACAGAAACCGTAATTGAATCAAACCTTTCGATCTCCGTAAACTACAACGGAGTAAGTCCGATCGGTGGCGGACGGATGACATTCTCTCCGAACCATCTGACCCGGATCGCGCCAAC